AAAATTTTATAAGGAATATTGATATGGCAAAATTAGTGAGTATGGGCGAACACTATGTGAGTGATTTCGTAAAGAGCGAAGATGATACTGCAAAGCGATCCAAATATAGTTTAGACTTGTGGTCAGATGATACGCTAGGCGCTGTGCGCCTACACGATTTAGCACCACATGATTCTATGTGGGGTCAGTATTGGTATAGAAGTGGTATCAATACAAGTATGAAAGCTGAACTGAATAGAATCGTAAGTGAAATTATTTCTAGAGTAAAACCCGTTAGAGATGATGTTTGGTTAGATATTGCATGTAATGACGGCACACTTTTGAGTTATGTTCCTCCTTATGTGAAGCGAGTGGGTATTGATCCTTGCAATGATGAATATCTAAAAGAATCACGAATGCATGGCGAAATTGTTCAAGATTACTTTTCAAAGAATGCATGGAATAAAACTTCAGTTGCACATAAGAAAGCAAAAGTGATTACATGCATTGCAATGTTCTATGATTTAAATGATCCGAAACCATTCGTACAAGACATGTGCGACATTTTAGATGATGATGGTGTTATCGTTCTTCAAATGAGTTATACACCGCTGATGCTCAAACAAATGGCTTTTGATAATATTTGCCATGAGCATGTATACTATTATGATCTTACATCTTTGATCGGTTTGTTTGGTAGAGTTGGATTTAGATGCGTTGATTGTTCTTTGAATGACACTAACGGCGGTAGTTTTAGAATTTATTTCAGAAAAGAGAAAGCGAATCCAGCGAAGTTTGGTTCAGCACCTTTGCGTGACGTATGTGAAACACGAGTCGCAAGTATTTTATCATACGAAGATAATGTTCTCAATATTCGCAAAGCAAGTGTATGGGATAACTTTGAAAAACGCCTTAAGATCATGAAACGTGATCTAACTAAACTTATTAAAGATATCAAAGCAGAAGGCAAAACAATCTACGGCTACGGCGCAAGTACAAAGGGTAATACACTCCTTCAATACTTTGGATTGACTGCAAACGAAATTACGGCCATTGCTGAACGAAGCCCGTATAAGTTTGGATTGAAAACAATTGGTACACATATTCCTATTGTGAGTGAAGAAGAAATGAGAGCAGCAAAGCCTGACTATCTTTTGGTACTGCCTTGGCATTTTATTGATGAGTTTCTAAAACGTGAAGAAGAATATTTAAATGCTGGTGGCAAAATGATTGTACCTTGCCCGGAAGTTAAAATATATGGTTAAAAATTTAGTATTCTTTAATCACTGGAGAAACGGTGATACTTTTTTGAATAGAACTTATGTGCGAAAAATTTGTGAGACTTTATATAAAGATTATAAATTTTATTACGCACATAACAATCATGAAAGCGTGACGCAAGATTTGCCTTGTAAGAAATTAACGATTGCGGATATTCCACAGCAACTTTCTTTTTGGCACAAGTTTGCAAAGGGCGACAATGATACACTTTACATAAACACATGGATCGGCTGTTGGATAGGTGTGTTTATGGGCGAGAAAGATCACGCTAATTTTATGACAATACATAGAGCATGGTGTGAAATCTTTAGAATGCTAGACATACCTCCGCCTGATAATTTCTATGAGTTTCTTCCTCACATTGATTTAGATTATTACAATCTAAAGCCTGCAACTAAGTGGCTAGATGAAAATGAAGAACGGCCATTTATTCTTGTATGCAACGGTAAGCAACAGAGCGAACAAAGTGATATGGGTGACATGAGATATATTATTGATATCGTTTCAAGTGATTATCCTGAGTATAACTTTTTAGTGTGTGATAAATTAGATATTGAAAAGAGTAATGTTTTTTATACTGACGATATCTTCGGCGGTTCAACAGGCAATCTTCCTCATATATCTTACATGAGTAATTTTTCTAAATTGATTATTGGCAAGAATAGTGGTCCATTTACTTTTGCACATACATACCTGAACAGTGCTAATCCGCAGCAAACATTTCTGTGCTTCAGTAAAGTTATGAAACATTGTTTAGCAGGCGAAGGTGAATATCATGCGAGACATTACTTCAGTGATACAACAAACGACGATGAAGCAATTCAAATAATTATTAACACAATTGAATCTTTAAATGAACTCAGAGAAAATATTCGTGTGCCAATCAAACAAGTGTATGTATGATACCGGAGAAACTACAATCATATGATAGAGTATGTTTAATTGATGTTGGTTATCATAAAGGGCATTTTGTTCAACATTTTCTAACAAAATATGGCATTAAAAGACATAAAGTGAGAGTTATAGGAATTGATCCTCTTGATCATAGATCCTGGAAATTTGCACATGACTTAGGAGGAGATGATACGATATGTGATGATTTTTTTAGATTTGCGATATCAACTACTCCTGGTAAAGCAAAATTTCACATTTATAGCGAAACTGGTTGCAATTCATTACATGAAATGAATGTTGATAAAATTGTTAAAGAATTGAATTCTGATGATGGATGGTATTGTGGATATCAAATTAAAAAAACAAAAGAAATAGAAGTTGATGTTATAACTTTAGAATCTGTTATTGAAACAATAAATGAGCCTTTAATTCATTTTTTAAAAATTGACACTCAAGGAAATGACATCAACGTAATAAAAAGCTGTGGAGATAGAGTGCATAATATAATTTTTATTCAAATGGAAACATGTGTAGCAAAAAATGAAAATCAAATTATGTACAAAAATCAAACTACGATAGATCACGACATTGCATATATGAAAAATCTAAATTTTGAAGTGCTAGATATAGAAGATTATTCACAGTCTGCACCACCTGAAGCAAACATTATATTTTATAACAAGAGTTTAATATGAGAAATCAAATTTTAGTATTTACTGGGCCTGAAAAGAATTGTGGTATCTATCAATACAGTGAAGCGTTAGTAGATTGTCTGAATGCTGTAACTAAAAAGTATGAATATAAGTTGATTCCTACTAATGATAAAATGTTCGCTAAAAATTCTATCAGTCTCCTAGGTCCTGTAGCGATCATTTACAATCATCATCCGTGGACACTCGCATGGTTAGATTCTGGTTTCACACGGCCAGTTAAAAATGAATTGCAAATCAAACAGATTATGATTACTGGGCATGAACATATCAATCAGTATGTTGGCATTGATGCATATATTCATACCGATCCTAGATTTATACCACACGGTAATAGTTATGCAGGAATACCACCTGTAGAATATTATGATGATGTTGTTTATTCTCCACCGAGCGGACCTATTAAGATTGGCACAAGTGGTTTAGCAAATAGAACAAAGAACATCAAACGAATTATTGAAATGATCAATGACCAATTTACGGATCATGTTATCTTTAATCTGCATATCATTGATGGTAAGTATATTGATCCGTCAGGCAACTTAGCAAATGCTCTCATTGATGAATGTAAATCGTTAGCAAAATCAAATGTTGAAATTCGTGTGTGTAGGGAATTCTTCAGTAAAAGAGATTTGGTTAAATGGTTAAATCAAAACGATATCAATCTTTATATGTACAGCAGTGCGACACAAGTTCCTGGCGTCAGTGCGTCTATTGACAAAGCGTTAGCAGCAAAAAAACCTTTTGGTGTGAACAGTGACATTCTTCTTTCGCATGTAAGAAAACCGTTCAACAATCTAGATAGAGTTTCTATTCAATCTATCATTGATGCTGGCATTGAGCCTTACAAAGAATTCTATGATGAGTGGAATCCTGAAAAATTAGTAGAGAGATATGAAACTATCATTGATGCTCCAGGGTGAATGCTCTGAGTTTACTAAATCAATCATTCAAGAATATGCAACGTTAGATTTTGTAGATAAGATTGTTCTTTCTACATACGCTACAAATATTTCATTGCCAGGATACGTTGATGTCATTTATAATGATGTAATAGAGCCACGAGGCACCGGCAATAGAAATCTACAAATCAACACAAGCAGAAATGGATTACAAAAAATAGAACATGAGTTTTGTGTGAAGATGCGAACCGATCAATTCATCAGACTTCACAGCATGATGAAAATGTATGAGTTTGCAAATAAGCACATGCAGAATGGTAGAGTCTTTGTTATGGGAATGTATAGAGCGTTCCCCTATCATCCACGAGATCATGTCTTTTGGGGAAGAACTGAAGACGTAAGACGAGTGTTTGATGTGCCTTTTGATTTGAATCCAGACTTTGAACAAGATTATAGATACAAGACAAGAGCTGAAACCTATATCGGTCAGTATTACTATGCACGATTTGATCCATCAATAAAAGAGCATATATACGACCCATTAACGTTTACTGTTGACACTGCGCCAAGAAGAAATGAAGCGTTAGCAAAAGACTTTGCAATCCGTGATAAAGTTTTTGTTCCGTTTCCTAGAGTTAGCATGTCATGGCCTAAACATGGCTTAACAGAATATCACTATCATGTAGGCGAATCATATACAGAATATTGGAGTGAGAATGATTAAATTAGTTATATTAGATGTTGATGGTGTAATGACAAATGGTCGTAAATATTATGACAGAGAAGGCAATATAAAATACAAAGAATTTTGTGATAAAGATTGGACAGCAATCAAGCGATTCAGAGCATTAGGCATTCCTGTTATCTTTCTAACAGGCGACGGCTTTAATGTTGCAATCGCAGAGAAAAGAAATATTGATGTCTATGTAAACAGAACTGATACAAAGCATACGGATAAGATACATACGTTGCCGACTATTTGCGAAGAATATTCAGTGGAGCCATTTAATATTGTGTATGTTGGTGATGATATTTTTGATGTGAAACTTCTTGCTGCTGTAGGGCATCCATTCTGCCCAAAAGATTCTCCATCATGCGTGAAAAGAGTTGCACAGCACATGGAAGGCAACGGTGGTGAAAATTTAGTTTTAGAATTGTTTGAATACTTAGAACATTCTGACAAACTTCCGAAGTATGAGTTTGATGATCATCTCCAAAAAATTTATGAACTTGACATGAAAGAAAAATTCTGATGAGAGACTTTGGTTTGTATGGACATTTAGTCTTCGATACAATTTGGGACACGAAAGTCCATCACAATATTGGTGGCATTGCTAATGTATGGAAAGCACTGAAGCAAATCAATCCTAAAGCAGACATTCATGTTTCACCAACAAACATCGGTTATTCTACGATTACAATTGATAGAGAAAAGTCTGACAGAATTAGCAATTCAGATTTAAACGCATCTGAAGTATTACCGACAATCATAGAAGCTAAAGTTAACCATGTAGCATACTTGAATGAAATTGAGAATCCGTTTTTCATACGACATTTAACTGGTATTGTATGTGCAGACATCTGTACAGGCAATTCGCTTGACGATGGATTATTAGACATGATTGATGTACTTTTTGTATCAGAAGAAGACTTGCGTTTGATTAAGACTCCTGCTAGAATCAAAGGATTGATTGTAGTTCATTCGCCTAAGAAAAGTTATTTTTTTCATAATAAGTATGGATGCATAGGCGAATACATCAATGGCCTGTATGTTTTAGGCGCAGGCGATTACTTTGCAGCAAAGTTTATGTCTGGTATGTTAGAGGAGAAAATACCAGAAAAATGTTTGAAAGATGCACACAATGCAACAACTAAATTTTTGAAAGAGAGAAATGAGAAAACCTAATATTCTAATACCAATGGCTGGCTTAGGCAGTCGCTTTCAAAAAGAAGGCTTTACTGTACCAAAACAATTAATCAATGTTGGTCAAAAACATTTGATTGATCTTTCATTAGCGTGTCTGAAAATTGATGATTGTAATCTAATCTTTATCATTCGTGATGAGCATGTCTATAACTTTCGTATGGATGAAATTCTCAAACACAAGTTTGGTCAAACATGTGAAGTCATTGTTCTAGATCATCTAACAAGAGGTTCTGTTGAGAGTTGCTTGTATGCTAAGAATATGATTAACAACGATGCTCCGTTAATCATCCATACGCTTGATATAGAATTTGAACCACAATTCAATCCTTATGACATGTACAAAAAACTTGAAGATGGGCTGATTCTCACATTCAAATCTAATAGCATCAATTACAGTTATGCTAAGAGTGATAGAGGTTTAGTAACCGAAACTGCTGAAAAGAAAGCGATTAGCACAGACGCATGTGTAGGCATCTACGGTTTCAAGCGAGGTTCTGATTTTGTGAAGTATGCAGAACAAATGATTGAAAAAGACATTAGAACAAATAACGAATTCTATATTGCACCATTATACAATCTACTCATTCAGAATGGTCTAAAAATTACAACACAGAGTGTAGACAAGATGCATGTTTTTGGTACACCAGATGAATACAGATTCTATAAGAATCACGCAATCAAAAACTTAGGCAATACAATAAAGCCTATTGCAATATGTTCTGATCATTCTGGTTACTTTGAAAAAGAAGTCTTCAAAAGAGTTCTTGAAGAATACTACCATATGAAGCACATAGACTTTGGCACTTTTGTAAATCGTGATTGTAATTATAAAGATTATATTGCACAAGCAGTGCGATCCATTCAAGAGGGTGAATCCGATATTGGTTTTGCATTTTGTAGGACTGGTCAAGGTGTAAACATGTGTGCTAACAAATTCAAAGGTATTCGGTCAGCACTGATCTACGATACATACGCAATGGAGATGGCCATCCGGCATAATTGTGCTAATTTCTTTTCAATACCAGCAAAACTTGCGACTAAAGATTGGCTAACTGAATTGATGACGATTTCCATGAGACACACATTTGATGGTGGTAGACACCAGATGCGAATACAAGAATTAGAATCATGAAGACATCGGACATAAACGAATACATCAAAGGATGGTTTGTTGGTGATTTTGAACAATCATTTCATAGGACAAAGGACTTTGAGGTTGCACATCATTGGCATCCAAAGGGTGATCCTACTTACGCACATTATCATAAACTGACAACTGAATTGAATTACATTGTTCGTGGTGAACTCATGGTATCAGGTGTTTGGATGAAAACTGGTAACATGTGGATCTATGAAGCGAACGAGATTTCAGATGTTGAATTTTTAACGGACACCGATCTCATTGTAGTTCGGTGGCCAAGCATACCAACGGACAAATACGATGCTACTGATCGCACATAGAGGTCTTACAAACGGATCAAATTCAACATTAGAGAATTTTCCTGACCAAATTGAATATGCTATCAAATCTGGTTATCAATGCGAGATTGATTTATGGCGCCTTTATGGCCAAATTTACTTAGGGCATGATGAACCACATCATAGAATTGATGATGATTTTTTATACGACAAAGCACCACTGCTATGGATTCATGCAAAGAATGTAGAAGCATTGGAATGGTTAACGTCAACAAATCTCAACTATTTTTGGCATGAAAAAGATGCGTACACTTTAACAAGTCATGGAATCATATGGGCTTATCCAAAAAGCAAATTGAATTCAAAGTCTGTCTGTGTCATGCCAGAGCAATTTATGAAACTTGAAAAGTGCGCTAAATTGGAATGCTATGCAATATGCTCGGATTATGTTGACAAACTATCTGAAATAGTGTAGAATACTAAATATATAGGAAATTATTCCCGCACTATTAAGGAGCATATATGAAAACCTTATCTAAGGTTGTAGTGTTACTCTTTTCTTTGCTTTTTGTAACATCAGCATACGCAATTGATCCACAGTCACTCTTGAAGAGCAAAGATGCAAGCAAAACGGACTTGTACTGGATGGCACTTAACATCTACCACGAAGCTGGCAATCAACCATCAATTGGTAAGATTGCAGTTGGTATGGTAGTTCTCAATCGGTTAGTAGACAAGCAAAACAGATTTCCAAAAACAATCAAAGGAATTGTAACGCAAGATTGTCAGTTCTCATGGTATTGCATCGTAAAAGATCATAAACCTAAGAACGATGATCTATGGAAACAATCTTACAAAGTAGCAGAATTTCTCTTGACAGGATACAAAAAAGATATTATGATAGACGTTGTAGAAGGTGCAACACACTTTCATGCAACATATGTGAAACCACCTTGGGCTAAAACCGCAACAAAAGTCGTGCAAATCGGCGATCACATTTTCTATCGTTGGGGAAAGGATGTCCAAAAAACAAAAATGCGAATCTAAAGATATGAATTTGAATATATTAACTGCTAAAGAATTTGAACGTCACATTATTGATATCATGAACGATAAACGGTCAATCAGTATGATTGATGCAATTGTTATGTATTGTGAGGAGAAAAATATTGAAGTTGAAACTGCTGCTGCATTAGTTTCTCCTCGCATGAAAAGCCGCATTGAAAATGAAGCAATGGATCTAAATTTGATGGCAAAAAAAGCGAGATTACCAATTGACGAAGATGGAAGCTATTGACGCATATCGGACATACTTAGCAATTAAAAATCATTTTACACTTGACACTTACGATTATTTCAAGTACAATAAAAAGACTAAAGTTACACTGGATAGTTTTCTAAAACGAAAAGACAAAATCTTTTTTGCTAAACTTGGTAACCGCAAAGACAAATATCTTGAAGACTTTCTTGTTGCAAACTTTCTATATCAGACAAATATCTGGGTTGGTGAACTTTTGTCTGATGAATGTGAAGAGCGATATAAAAACTGGAAAAGAAAACAAGAGTCAATTTCATACCATTTCAAATCTGAAATGGAATTCGTTTCTGAGTTAGATACAGATGAATTCAATAAATTATTCCAAACAATCAATGGAAATCATCCACGAATCATTCAAAAGTATCTACACAAAGAAATTAGTATTGAAACGTTATGTATTTTAGATTCAATACTAAAGTTTATAAGCAAATCTGACAAATTATTATCTGATCCAATCTATACCGACATTAGTAAATTATGCAAAAAATACCAGCCATTCTTAAAAGTAGACATAGCGAAGCAAAGGCAGACGCTAAAGCAGTTAGTACAGAAATAAAAAAAGTTGTAGAAAGACAAATTTGTGCTTTACTTATGCCAAAAAAGAGTGTAGAATTACTATATACTCATGTACATCATGAAGTATGTGGACAAGAGTAATACACAAAGTAATATATTTTTTAATACATTTTTAATACGAGGTAATAAATATGGCAAGTTCATTTGCTGATCTAAAGAAGTCACGTTCCCAAGCCCTAGAAAAACTCACGGGCGAACTCTCCAAACTCAGTAGCAAAGAAGACGGCAAGAAGTCATACGAAGATGACCGCTTCTGGCGCCCAACTGTTGACAAAGCTGGCAATGGCATGGCAACGATTCGCTTTCTTCCTTCACCTGAAGGTGAAGACATGCCCTGGATTCAAATCTTTTCTCATTCCATTCAAGGACCCACTGGTCAATGGTTGATTGACAATTGCTTGACAACCATTAATCAGAAATGCCCAGTGTGTGAACACAATAACGTTCTGTGGAATTCAGGCATTGAAGCAAACAAAGAGATTGTTCGGAAACAAAAACGTAAACTTCAGTATGTTGTAAACGTCTATGTTGTTAAAGATCCTAGCAATCCTGACAATGATGGCAAAGTTTTTCTTTTCAAATTCGGCAAGAAAATCTTTGACAAATTGAATGACTTGATGAATCCTGAATTTGAAGATGAAACTCCTGTAAATCCTTTTGATTTGTGGGAAGGCGCTAACTTCAAACTGAAGATTCGCAAAGTTGAAGGTTATCAAAACTATGACAAGTCAGAATTTGATAAACCCAGCCCATTGTCAAAAGATGATGATGACTTAGAGCGTATCTGGAAATCTGAATACAAACTCACAGAATTTCTGGACAAGAGCAATTTCAAATCGTATGATCAAATAAAAGAACGATTGAATGTTGTCTTGGGAATTGCTGGTGCAACCGCTGATGTTGCTGCTGCGCCTATTGAAAGGTCTGTTACAAAATCTGCGCCAGTTGCTGCAAAGATTGCTGCTGACGATGATGAAGATGAAGACTTGAGTTACTTTGAAAAGTTAACTGAAGATGATTAATTTATAATAGGAGTGATATCTATGCCTCGCAAAAAAATGAATGCCGCCGCAACGAGATCGGAAACAATCAATGTCCGAGTGACACCAGTTTTAAGTGAAGACATTCGTGCTGAATGTCTTCGTCTTGATTTGCCCGTTTCACATTTCGGTAGAAAGTCTTTTGAATTCTTTCTTTCTCATCTTCGGCAAAAAAGCAGTCTCTATGATGAATCTTCTCAAAAACTAAAATAGAATCGCAAATTTTTCTTTGACTCCTTGAAGTAGTATTTTAGGTGGCAGAAATGCCACCTTTTTTTATAATGTCGGTGAAAGACTAAACTCTGCACGAGAATATGCACCATATTTTATAACTTCAGAATCATATAAAGATTGATTGATAATTGTTGTTTTATTAGAATTATCTACAACGTTACCTGCATTCACTATCGCATTACTTCCTGATCCACCAGCTGCGGCTGCTGTTGTAGGATTACTATTTTTTAATTCGTCATTCTGTTGTTGAACTTGATTATAAGTAAGATTTGTACCGCTCGCTGCTGGTGCCGCAGACGCACTTTTCGTAACATTTAAACTCGCTCTTGTAATTGGATTACCATTAACATCATAGCCAAGAATGCCAGACTCTCCTGAAACTATTTGATATTGTCCTGTTTTAGCATTAAAAACTGACATGTTGCCGGTAGTTTCACCAATCATGGTATCTCCTGAAGCTACCGCTACAGTTTCTGCTGTTGCTCTTGCTGCTATTGCTTCATTAAAAGAAGTATTACCGTATTGATCTTTATATACATTTTTATCAAGACCTTCAAAATTTCCTTCTGCTTCCGTTTTCGTTAAAGTATTTAAAGTTGATTGTAATTCAGTTTGAGATTTTGCACTTGCTTGAGACATGCGTTCCGCAATTGCTTTAGCAAGATCATCCATTACAGCTTTAATTACCGCCGCATCAATCTCTTTTCGCAAATCAAACGGTGTTAATTTTATAGGCGTGTTCTTTCTATCACCTTTACCAGGTGTGCCATTATTAAATCCTATTTCAACTCTTCTATGTGGATTGAAATTTATTTGAAGTGTGAAATAATCAAAATCTGGCTTTACTCCCTGCGATTCTAATTTTTTGATCATTGCAAAACCAGCTTTACCGAATTGTTCTACGAATTTAAAATGGCTTTCTCCAGTTTTTTCAGCATGAACAATTCCGCCAGCATTTATATCATTATTACCTTTAACATAAATTGAATATGTTGCTCTAGTATCACCTTTTTCAAACAAGAAATAATCAAATATTTTATACACAGCATAGACTGCTGCAATAATTGGAATGGCTTCTACTGCTGCTGCTAAAAAACCTTCTGCTGCTGTAGCAGCAGCAGCGGTTTCAGCGCCCACAGCAGCAGTTGTTCCTGTTGTTGCTGCTGTAGCGCCCGCTGCACCACCTAGTACACCACTTTCTGCTGCAGCTGCTAGTGCTGCTGCTTCACCTGCTGCTGTAGTGCCAACTGTACCACTTAGTACACCACTTGCTGCTGCTTCACCTGCTAGTGCTGCTGCTTCACCTGCTGCTGTTGTTGCTGCTGTTGTAGTGCCAACTGTACCACTTAGTACACCACTTGCTGCTGCTTCACTTGCCGCTGTTGTTGCTGCTGTTGTACCGCCCGCTGCACCAACTGTTGTACCGCCCGCTGTTACTATAGGCGCTGATCCTGTTACACCAGCAACTACTGATGCTGGACCACCCGTTGATCCTACTGATAATGCTGTATTGATACCCAATTCACCTAGAGTTCCTGCTGTAATGCCTGCTGTACTTGCGCCTGTTAGTGTTCCTAAGAATGCACCACCTAAATCAGCAAGCCCTGTATTTGCGCCGAGAAACTTGCCTGCAATATCTCCAAATCCTAGAGCGTTTGCTGCT